TTGATGAGGTAGCAATCTGGTCCAGTGACCAAACGGCGAATGTATCAGCTATTTATAACGGCGGCACTACTCATGACTTATCAGCGTTAACTACTGCGCCCGATAACTGGTGGCGTATGGGTGATGGTGATACATTTCCAACTATATCTGACAACATAAGCACGTTAGATTTTACTATGTTCAATATGACTGTAGGGGATATAGTTAACGATACACCATAATAATAACAGTACATTAATTAAGGGGCGTATGTGAATACAGCCCCTATTTTTTATATGCTCTCGTTAATTTCAAGTATTGATATTCTCTCTTGAGCGATTCTATGGCCTTTCTTTAGCATCTTCTCTATTAACTTATTACTTGAATATGTAATAACATCAAGGAAAGACGGTTGCACACGCTACATTTCAGTAATAACCCTACCCTTGTTTTTGATTGAAATATAACAATGAGTATTGCAAACTATTCCGTCATTCCATACTTTGTATGTATAACTCATCATTCACCCCTTATTATATTCATGAAAATAATTAATCTCGGTCAAATCAACAGCCTTTGCTGGCATTGTTAATATAGATATAACTATTGCAAGTATTGATAATATTATTGCTTTAGTTGTTCGGCTCATTACTGTTCTCCCCTAAATTATGATGTGTATACGTTGTTTTTGATGGTAGCCCGAACTCAGGATAACCGATAACCTTAACCTTTTTCTTATTGCACTTACTGCACTTTGAATATACAGCCTCTCCATAAAAATTATACTTTTCAGCTTGAATGGCGTATTTGTGAAAACAGAATAATTTAAGCATTGCCACTACCCTTTACTTAAAATATACAATAATCGATATGACGCCAACAATAACAGCTAGAGCCGCTAGGTTTAATGCTGCCATTCCTAGGCAATGCTTTCTGTAGGCTTCGGGGTCGGATGATTTAAGTTCTTGTTCATAATCTCTAAGACTCATTTGTTACTCTCCTTTACACATTCATTAAATTGATCACCACTACAAACATAACGATAATCACGACCACTTAAACCATCAAGCGACACACAAGCTTTTAACTTGCAGCTAATCACATCTACCACTATATGATTACAGCCTTTTGGTAGTACGCCTTTAAATTCTTTAACTGCTTCAGCTGTTGCTATCATTATTACTCTCCTTTTTGTTTAATCGCCATTGTTTATTTAATTCTTCGTAAGTTAAATATCTTGTGTCCGTCTAAATCCCATAATTCAAGCTGATTTTTCATCATATCAACAGCCTGTAATGGGTTACGCCAAAACCAAGTTTTAATTGTTATCGACGGGGTTTGTAATTCGTTTCTGCCGAAAACCATTAAGTCGGCGGTGTAATATTTAAACATTATTATTCAATCCCTTTTTAGTTAGTTGGCGTACTGCCATACTAAAATTACCTTCACAATGTTCATCAGCATAAATCTGAATAAGCACCTCTAAACCACCAAAATCTATTAACTTCTTCATGCGATTCCTTATATATAAAAGATACACTCAGTATATACGCAAGATATAGCAAAGCAAGTGTTATTATGAATTAATTACAATAGCTGGTATAATGCTTATGCGGTGTGATAGTCGCTTGAAAGAAATCGGTAGAGGGTATTTAAGATTGTGATCTTTGGTGGGTTTTTCATCTACTGATTTCACCCCTCTATCAACAGAGGTTACAATTTTAAGTGCCTTTTTTGTGACTAGTGTTTGTGGTCAAAGTAATTAGAAATAGTTATTAACGGTTCGATTCCGGTGTGGATTAATGGAGGTTCGATTCCTCTCACTAGTACCTCTTTCAAAGCTCCTTCCTACTGCCGAATTTTCTCGGTTATCGTAAAAAACCTTAATCAAGCTAACGATTATAATTAGCAAATATCGAATAACTCAGTATATATAGACGTTTAGAAGCGCGGATAAACAACGTTTTGTCATGGCAATATGGTTTGGCCAGCCAATAAGGATATGAAATGGCAGTTGATACTTATATATACTGTTTAACTCTCAAGTAGCTTAGTGACTCATCCATGACTAACGCTTCTAATGACTCATATTCTTAAAATTTAACAAACTAATCTATCGTGCTATAATTGAGCTATCAAACAATAGGACATAATCAAATGGCTCAGAATTTAGTAATACCAGATGCAGATAACCGAGTAAGGTTTACTTTTGGTGGGCTAGACTTAACTCTAGCTACAGATATAAAAGTATTCTTCGGCGCAGAAACATACACGCTACTATTAAACCCGCTTGATGTTGTTGTTGAGGACGCTGTAACACTAAGTCTAGGGCTACAAGCAACAGCAGAAGTTGGTAAGGTATTCGCAACAATAAAATACTTCGACGGTGCAAGTGTTTTAGGTGAGGACATAACATCTCAAGAGCTTGGTAACAGTGAGCAAATAGTGGTTGCTATCGGTACTCAGTTGATTATCGAAGATGGTACAGTGGTCGCTAATGCTAATTCATGGGTGACTGATGATGAATACAAATCCTTTGCTAAACTAAAAGGCTACTCTATACCAGCAACACAGCCAGATAGAGAGGCTAACTTAGCTAATGCTTATGACTTTATCAACTTCACCTATGAGCAGCGCTTACAAGGTTATAGAGTTGACCCAACTATTCAAACGGGTTGCATGCCTCGATCATATGTTTACGCTTACGGTGTTGCAGTGCCAAGCGACTCAATCCCTAATGATTTTAAAAACGCTCAAATGTTAGCGGCTTTCTCAATTAACGATGGCGTTGATACTAACGCAGTTAAAACGGATGCTGACTTAGCTAGCTTTAATGTTCAAGGTGTTTACTCTGAAACGTATCAGACAGGCTCTAGCACTCCAACACTTGCGCAAATGCCGGCAGTATCAAGAACGCTAACACCTTATACTAATGCAGCGAATGGCGGTGGCCTATCGCGTGACAGTATGGGGTTTTTAGGTTAATGGCTAACCTAACATTAGATATCAGGGTTACAGATACAAAGCCTATAAAAGAGCTTCTAGTAATGCTTGATGAAAATAGCGACTGCATACAAGAGCCTTTACGAACCAAGTTAATTGTGTGGGCTGAATTAAACAACAAGGTTGATGATAATGGGTAGTGCTAATATACAAGCTAAAATCAAACGAGGTTTAGCCAAGGCAATTAACAAAACTGGCTCAACATCTAGCGAGAAAGTATTTTTAATTCAGATGATCAACACTGGCGGCAATACTCCAATTAACCCGCCCGTTACCTCTGAAAACCCTATCGAATTAGTTAACGCTATATTCAAAGAATATAATCAAAGCTTAATAGGTGGGAATATAATCGCAGGCGATAGGCAGCTAGTTAGCGATAACACTGTTGTTATAAGTGTTGGCGATACTATCGAGCAAGGTAGTACAAGATACACTGTAATTGATTTAGGGCAATCAGCGCCGACTAGTGATGTACTTGTTTACATGCCACAGGTAAGGGTTAAATAATGCCGCTTATAGGTCGTGAAAGATTAGGTTTAGCTATAGACGATTTGGTCGGTGTAACTAATGATGATTTGCGCGGCGTTTATTTGGCAGGGCTAAAGAATATTGTACAGGGAACTCCTGCTGATTCAGGTAGGGCTAGAAACAATTGGTTTTTAACGGTGGGCGCTCCATCGAATAAAACAACCACTAGCGCAAGTGTTGGTGGTGGTGGCTCATTAAGCCAAGCGGGTAAGATGCCTAAAGATGTATTGCACAATAAAATATTCTTTACTAACAACTTGCCTTACATTGGTGTACTTGAATACGGCGGTTTTCCTTCACCAGTTGAAAAAGGCTCGTACATTAAGCGCTCAGGTAGGTTTGAAATACTATCAATTAATGGGTTTAGCAAACAGGCTCCTGGTGGATGGGTAAGAAAAACAATCATTCAAATGGGTAATAAAATAAGGTCATTATAAATGTCATACCTGAACACTAAGCAAGCAATGATAACGCATTTACTTAACAACTTACCAACAGGTTTAACCTCTGACGATGTTGCATTTGAAAACTATAAGTTTGATCCTGCTAATAAAGATTTATGGGCTGCTGCTTACTTCATACCCGCAACCACTGAAAATATGGGCAAGACCGACGAAAGCGGTGATGAACAGCGCGGAATATTTCAAGTTAGTGTTTTTGTTGCACTGAATAGCAAAGAGTTTGATACTGCTCAATTAACCGCTATAGACGAATTAATAAGCGCATTTAAATATAACACCCAAATGGTGTATACTACTCAAACGGTTCAGACTTTAGAAAGCACTGTTAACACTGGCTCAGAAAGCGAGGCATGGTATCAGCGTGATATATCAATTAATTATTTAACATTTAGTACGAGGTAGAAATCATGGCGGGCGAATTAAACGGCACAGCAATAGTAGTAAACAATACATCAGGCGCTATCGTGGGCCAAGGTGATTTTACTCATACATTCGGTGGTACTCCTATCGAAATAGGCAACAAATCAAACGGTGACAACGTTACTTATTTAGATGGTGAGTTAGCAACAAAGCAACATATTTTTGCAGGTGATTTTACCTACAATAACGACACGGAATTCAGAAAAATTCGTGCTGATTCTCTTATTGGTACTCAGGACACTTACACGCTAACTTTTACAGGTTCAGGCGCTGTAACCGATGAATCATTCGAAGGTTTATTTGTTCCTACAGGTTTGAGCGATACTATTCCGCATGGTGCGAAAGTATCGACGGCAATGTCATTTAACTCTAGCGGTGTTATTACATACGTTCCAGCGGCAGATGTATAATGCAAATTAACCTATGCTTTAAAACTTATAGCTGCAAGTTGAATCTTGCGGCTTGTAAGTCATTCCATGAGCAAACAGGTAAAGATTTAAATTACCTACTTATGTGCTACTTAGAGTTATTTAGAAATAACGCCGATCTTGGTACTGTTGAAAGGCTAAAAGAAGCTTTCGGAATGGAATCTTTTGACGTTATTGCAAAATTATTTCATTGCTTAATAGTACAGGAAGATAAAAGCATTCCTTTAGCTGAGATTGAGGACTCTATGTTTATTGTTGGCTGGATGCCTACCGATAGCGACACTGACATGTGCGAACCTTGGCCAATGGTTGTAACTAAACTTGCAACTGATGTTAGCGCTTATTACTCAGACCTTGATAAAAAAAAAGCAATTACCTAGGTCAATCATACGTAAAAGCGGAAGAGTTCAGCGTTAAATACTGGGATTATTTCAAATACTGCGTAAAAGAATTGAAGATAGCACCAAGCGAAGCATGGCAATTAGACTTAGTTGAGATCAACTATCTATCAGAACAGAGTAACTCTGAAATAGATTTAACTGTCATGCTTAACTACGAACGTAAATTAAACGGAGCTACTAGCGAATGGCTACAGAGAAATTAATAGTTGAGCTTGACGCTAAAACCGCAGATCTCGACAAAGCTCTAACTAAGACTGACAAGAAGCTCGATGCGCTTGACGGCTCAGTCAAAAAAACAGATGAATCATTTGAAGGCTTGTTTGTTCCTACAGGTTTGAGTGATACCATTCCGCATGGTGCGAAAGTATCAACG